GACGGCCGTCGCATCTTGCGTACTGATGTCGTCCGCATCGGTCTTACGACGAATGTTGAACTGACCTGGCCGACGAGTGTTGACGACGTCACCAAATTCGGCAATTTCGTCCTGGAAATCACGGTGGACCATGCCAGCCGCGACCATGTTTTCTTCGAGAATGCGTAGGCCTTCTTGGGCCCACAACTCGGGGATGAATGCATCATTGTCGTTGTCATAACAGACAACCCACACATTCAAAAGGTAAAGAGGGTTCATCTTGAAATCCTGGTGTGAATGGTAAAGAAAGGTTGGACCCCTGTATCTGCGCTAGGCAGGATTTCCGAATCCGAGCAACTCAGGGTTGTCTGCGCGGATTTTGCGATACTCAGTCGGAGAGAGTTTGGCGATCTGATCGCGACTAAGCTTGCCGTTAGAACCCGGTGCCATGCCACCGGTAGCAGACGACCCACCCAGGCCGCTGACGACTCCCGTTTTGAAGAGGTTGCCATAAAGAGACGGCAACTCTTTCATGCGCTTGACGGCATCGTCAGGCGTGCGGATCGTAGTAATGGGATCGCCCGATTCAGCGTCCTGATCGGCCAGCTCGACCATGACGGTAAACTGGCCAGTCGGCTTCCCTTTTTCGTTCTTCTGTTCAACCAGTTTGGACTGGTTCCGCATCATCGTCGTCAACTGCTGCGGATTGAAGGCTTCGTGTTTGGCTGCGGCGTCCAGCAGACTCCGCTGGATCGTCTCCCCCTCATACATCTTCCAAGTCGTGTCCGCCTTTTCAGTTGCCGCTTTGAGTTTCTCCGAGAGTTCGCTCTCCACTTTTTTTCGGTCCGCGATCAGCTTCTGTTCCTTCGTTTGGAATTGCGACCGCATTTCCTCACGGCTCGCCTCAAGTTCCTGACGTTCTTGCTCGGAAAGACTCTGATTGTTCAGCAACGTTTCGTATTGTTTTTCGAGTGTGTCAACTTTCTTTTGGTGCTTGCGACGATCTTCGGCGAGGAATTTGTTCAAGTCTTCTTGCGTGAACGTTTTTTCATCGTCGCCCCTATCGTCGTTGTCTCCTTCGGATTTGGGTACAACGATTTCGCTGCCCTCTTCGCTAGGCGTTTCGCTCGTTTCTTCAGCGGCCTCGCCATCAAAACATGCCACAAAAGGTTTGATCCACCACTGCAATTCAGTCATATCGATTCCTATGAAACCCTACTAAGGCGAATCGCATCTTCGTCCCTAAGAAACGGCCATAGCCAGCGCCATGCGAGCGCATTGGGGATGCCGTTGACGATGTGTTCAATTGGGACTTGGTTGCGGCTGTAGGTTGTCCGCACCGATGCGTACCCCTGGCTCTGAATGCCAAGGTTTTCCAGTTCTGCTTCGGGATCTTTTCCCTCTAGCAGAGAATGAGCGATCTCGTAGACCGCCTTTTTGATGATCTCGGGGACGGTTTCGTCTGCCCCACGAGGAAATTCCAACATTTGGGATACTTCGGCGGCACGAATCTCGTCGCCCGTCGGTTCCGACACCGCCTGGGACAATTGCCAGACGGTGTGTTTGTTGCCCTTGAAATTGAGCGTGTCGACGACCTGCGTGGCGGCAAACAGTCCCTTTTCGCGATCGGTATGATCCGCTTCGCTCCAGGCATACTCATGTAGTCGCAGGGCGAAGTAGTCTGTGCCTTCGGCGACCGACCCGTAGTAGTCGAGGTTCAAACTCATCGTCCGTTACCACGCACGGGTTTCTTTGTCGTGTCTTTGTTGTCGGTTGCACGGGAGAGTTCTTTCTCACGTCGCCCACTGCCCGACGGATCATCATCAGCGTCGGGGACACCGCGAGCAGCTCCGGCCTTGCCTTGAGCTTCTGCAATACGAAAGACTCGGTCGGTATGATCCTCGCGCGCTGAGATATGCTCGTCTTTGTCAAAACCGGCCGCGATGCTCGCGGTTTGCTCACCGACCAAGCCCGCATCTTTGAGGGCAACCAGCACATCCGGGTCACTGATGGTGTAATTGGCCGAATCAATCTCGCCATGGATCGTGTCAATTGTTTCGACAGACACCTTTCCGCCGAGCAGGCATTCCACGATAGATTTGGCGATCTCTCGCTTAAAAGTCCTCCCCGGAACTCGCTTGCCCAACTCTGTCAGCGAGTCGGCTTCGTCGAGACGCTCTTTGTCACTCTTGAGGGAATACCGCTCGGGGTATTTGATGGTGGCGACGATTCGTTGGGATTCGTCGCGATTTTCGTAACGAGACCAGTAATCAGCAATCTGACGTTCGGCCGTCTCGAGGGTGAGCCCAATGAATGACAGGCCCGATTCCAAGCCTTGGTTGTCGAGTGATTTTGATTCGGCCGATGCGCGCGTGGCAAGTGATTTCACGGCCAGATTCACTAGCTTGCGAATATCGGCTTCGAGCTTGTCTTGCAGCTTCATCGAAGCCAACAAGGGCTCGCTCGGTGGAGCGATGAAATCAGGCTGCTGTGCTTTTAAGTCATAAGCTCGGCCGGCAGTCGTGCCCACCTTGATGTCATTGTCAGCCGCACCTTGCCCACCGCTGGTCGCCGTACCATCATCATTGGCGGCATTCTTCAGGTGGCCGCCAACGGCTCGCATGTCACGCTGTTCAACGTAAAACGGAAAATTCGATCGGATGGCGTAATTCACGTCCGAACTGCCCAGGTTGAGCAACGCGACTTGGTGATCGCACACGTCTTTTAGGAGCGAGTCCCCGATGTCAATCAGGACAAACGGAATGCGAGTGAGTTCGAGTTTTGTGGGTCCATCCGGTTCGCCGTCACGATTGACCGGCGCACCGTCCTGGTCGTAGAACTGGACAACCACCTGTCCGTCTTCGTCCAACCAAAAATGCCGGTAGCGTTTTACTTCGTTGATCGGCAGATAGTTACTGGCGTCAGTCTTGAGAACCGTGTCGCGAAGCAGCAAACTATCGAAATGGCTACTCTCTTCCTGCGAGGTCATCGAAAAATTGAGAATGTCTTCGCAGGCGTAATGATAAAGATAGGGTCGAGCGTCACCCGTTTCAGCCATCGTCTTGCCCGACTGCACCGGGGCGTCCACAAACACGCCGCACTTACCCATGACCAGCAGTTCATCCAAAACCTTCTGACCAAGAAAACCATTCATGCCATGGCCACGTCGATTGACGCCCCCTTGATGGCCATGAATCGATTGCTGGTAAGCAGAGCTGCCGCCCTTACGAACGATGTCACGCATCCGTTGAAAGATCGAGTTGCGAATCTCGTGCAGGGCCGCCTTGGCGAAAGCGGGAACTGGGGTGATCGACTTGCGGGTCGAAAAATCCTTCGACTCTTCACGCTTGGTAAACTCTTGCAAGTAGCGATTCTTGAATTCGCTACCACCCCGGTACGTCAACCGCCACTTCTCCCAATCGGATTGGTGAGAAAAATAAACCGGATGACGGGCGTCGATAACTCGTGCTGTTGCCATCAGGAGAACTTCTCCATAGTCAAAGAATTTTGAACCGCGAAGAGCGCCAAGGACGCCAAGAAAGAAGAAAGCAAGGAGGATTTTTGTACTGCCACCTTGGCGATCTTGGCGTCCTTGGCGGTTATTCTTGATTTTGCAGCTCTCTTGGCTGTTGCCATCATAAAAACGCCTTGATGTCTTGGTTCATTTCGCGAGCCGCCACGAGGGGAAGGGCGATCTCGGCGTAGTTCTGGGCATGGGCGAAGTGGTCGGGGCCCGTGGCAACAAAGGTCGCTTTGGCGTTGCCTTCGGAGTCTTTTTCATAAGTCCGCACCGGAGACTTGATGTGCTCCCGATACTCGTGACTCACGTCGATCGGCAAATTAATCCGGTGAGGATTTCGGAATCGACCGAGGCTAGCGCTGAGCCAGCTTGTGCGATCCACCGTCGCCATCGGTGCGCCCCCCTCATCGTCCGAGACGCTAATCTCTTTCGCGGTGACTCCCTTTCGGTAACGGCAAAGCCAAACATAGCCAGGAAACCTCCGTGCAAAACGTCTCGCTTCCATGGGCCAAGGATCGGCATCAATGACGCAGGCCAGGACCTGCCATTCACGCATCAGCTCATCAAGACGGGTGTCCCACTCATCCTCAAAAAACTTGCCTTCCCAAAGCAGCTTGCCGTGCGCCGAGGCGTTGATGTCGAGCGACCAATCGGGAAATATCCATTCATTGATGGAGACGTAGGACCATTTGCCTTGGTCGACGCCCATTGTGACGATGCGTCGTCCGCCAACTTCCGGTCGTGGGTCTTCCTTACTGTGACGCCGAAGACAACGGTTAAGGTCGTCCTCGGTGACTTTGGCTCCGTCACCGATGTACGGAAGGCCAAGCCGGGAGTTGTGAAACTCCTTCATCGCCATCTCGTCGCCTAAGCCCTTGAAGTGGTAGGAGACGAGTTCGCCGGGGCTCACCGTAAAACTGTAAAGCTGGCTAACATGAAAACCCCGATGGTCGGGGTTGGCTTGTTTGTCGCCAACAATCCAAAAGCCGCTGTTAAGCCACTCCGGTTTTGATTGGTGGTCGAGCTTCTGTTGGCACTCTTTGCACTTGAGGTAGGACTCGTGGACCCGTTTGTCGGCGACGTGCTCGCCGATGATCTCGATGCAGTCGGGCCAAATCAGTTCGGTATGTTTTGAGCAGTGTGGACAAACAAACCCAAAACGTTCTTGAGTGCTCGCCAGGTAGAGTGAGGTGGTCCTGAATTGACGGACAGGTGGACACCTTAGAATGGTGGCAGAAAGGACTGCTATCATGCCACGCAAGAAGTCACCGTC